GGTGACTTTATCGGTGTAAAAACAGCGGGCAAAGCGTACGCAATCACGGCAATAGCAACTGCGAGCGGGGTGTCAACCCTTACCGTAGGTACGGCGATTGATGCGGTTACAGAGGGTGCGTTTATCTACCAGATGGCTGCGGAAGCAGCATCAAACACTTCTGCTCTGCTTAACTCACCAAAGGTGATACTAGGCAGTGGCATGACAGTAAACTCTGACGTAGCGTGGCAGACAGGCTCGGCACTCGTCCGTGCAGATGTTTACACGGGAGTTGTAGGCCCTGCGTATCTGGCTCTATTGCCTCAGATCGTTGAAATTGAGTACATACCTTAAAAAAGCTGACAAATGGGACAGATAATTAACACGAACATAGGCAACGGCCTGTTCACGTCGGCAGACGTTAAAGCATGGTATGCGAGAAATCCGCTGCCTGCAAGCAAGGTGGATGCATCGTTCCCCCTGTCGTTTACGACTCAAAACAAATGGGAAACTGTTTCTTTGGCGGAGGACATGGATAACGTCGCGGCGGTATCTATGGACGCTAACTCACCAGTTCCTGTAATCGGGAATCCCGGCTACTCAAAGGCTTCTGGCGACTTCATGCAGGCAGGTCTCGGAGTCAAAATGGAGGGCAAAGAGATAGAAGAATTTGAGAGGTTGCGCGACATATTCCTTTCAAGCGGCGTAAATGCTGACGGCATAGACGCGGCCAACTATATGGGTAACTTTGCAAGACGTGCGCGCAACGCGCAAGCCGTGCACCGTTCGTCCTCTTGCTGGGGTCTTGTATCAAGCGCGTGCAGTTTGTCGCTCAACTCAGTAAACAGCCCTTTTATGCGGTCAGTTGCTCCAGTTGAGTACCCTCTTGATGCGTGGCAGAAGAGCGCGGTAACAACCTCGTGGGCTGATAAAACAGCACTTATCCTCACGGATATTGAAAACGCGGTGAATACAGGCAAGGCGAACGGCAGGAACTTAACCAAGATATTCATCAACGATACTTGGTTTAACTATGTGCGCAACAACGAGCAGATACAGAAGTACTGTTCTACGGTTATCGGCAACCTTACAGGTACGCAGACTAAACCAACGGTTGCGATGGTCAACGATATGCTGGCCAACACCTTCAATGGCGTTACCGTTGAGTTCGTTATGATTGATGAGAAGGTACGCAGGTTGCAGGCAAACGGATCGTTCGCTTTGGCCTCGGCGTTCAATGACGGCGTGGCAGTGTTTGCACAAAGTACTGTGCTAGGGCGTTTCGGTTGGAAAAAACTGCCGGGTACAGACCCTTCGGTTGAAGTGGCTGAAAGTTTCTTCACTCTCGGGACCATTCGCCAAGTGAATCCAAACATGGTGGAAATTTACACCAAATCGGAGTCAAACGGTATCATTGACACCTTCGCTGACAACTTCTACTTGAAAATCAACGCGGTAGCGTGGTAGCCTAATAATTTGCATATATGACAATCGCACAAGCACTCGCATCCATAAGCACCTACCCAATCCCCGCCCTCACTATTGAGGTCGCGGGGCTGGAGCGGGGGCTTACCTTATCAGCTACGGCAGACGTGGCGGCTTTATCAGGCAAAGAGTACAAGCTGGCCAAGGCCGACCTGTACCTTTACTTATACGGCGCGCCTGACCTCAAAGAGCAGGATTCGGCGGTAACGCAGGCAGATCGGGCGGTTTATTTACGCCTCGCGAACGGCATATATGCAGAATACAAGGATCCTAAATTTTCAGGCAGGAAAATAGGTTTTGTCGGCGAAAATTTTTTAAGCTGATATGCTAAGCACCGGATATTTACAACTCATATCGCAGACAGGCGCGTCTTACGACAGTGACGGCAATCCCGTAGCCTCGCCGGAGACCCTGTCTGCTGATATACCTTGTAACATACGCATAATAGCCAAAGCATACGAGGTGCAAGCCGGAGGGCGTTACGTACAGGCGAGAGCTATTATCTGTGTAGATAAGCAGTTAATCCCAGCGGGCGTAAACGTAGCGGCTACTAATTGGCTAATGCTCAGCACCTGCGAAGGTACGAACTTAGGCAAATTTGAGGTCGCATCTGTTGAACCTATGGCTATGATAAACAGCTACAAACTGACACTGGCATGATAAAGCTGAAAATATCGCCACAGGTGATAAAAGCTATGAAAGAGGAGCTAGTGCTTAAACAGCTGACGTACGAAAAACAGCTTACTTATCTGCTCGAGGCTGCGGTTGCGGAGCTTGTAAACCACGCCAAATTAGGCGCGGAGTACCAAGATCAAACGAGCAACTTGAGAAGCTCGATAGGCGGTATGGTACTGCGTAACGGGATCCCTGTTTCTTATCGCGGATTTGAGAAAACAGAGACAGGCACTGACGGCGAAAGTGGCACTAAAACAGGGCTTGAATTTGCAACCGACGTGTCCAAAAATTTAAACACCGGCTACGGCATCGTAATCGTTGCAGGCATGGAATACGCCACGTATGTAGAGGACGTTCACGGGCTTAACGTACTGGGAAAAACAGGCTTGAAAGCATACGAGGAACTGCCGAAACTATTAGCGCAGCTTAAACAACGGATCGGATGAAAACACCAACGGCGGTACTTACCGACTTATACAAGGCTGTAAAGGCTGAGTTTCCAACAGTTGCGGTTTACAAACAGCAACGCCCGACGAACTCGGTTGCGGAGGACTGCGTGGTGCGTGTCATTTCTGGAGGCTTGCAAAAGCATACATCTTTGTGCATGCTTACCGTTATGATGTTTACACCAGACATAGAGACTGCAAACACCGTGCAGATGGATACGGCGAAAGCTACAGCGAAAGAAGCCTCGCTTCTGGCACTCAGTGATAAACTGCCTGCCGTTTTGCAGGGCTATACGGTGCTGATGGACAGCCGTGAAATATACACCTACCCAGCTGAGGGGTTGAATCAGCATTACTCAATCTTAAAAATTAACGTAAAGCACTAATACCATGAAAACATCCGTAGGATTTAAAAAAATATGGGTTTCTGAGAAATCCGCTACAGGCGGGCTTGGCAATCAGTGGAAACCTTTGCAGGTCGGAACTCGCGAGGGTACAGGCTCATTTATGCAAGACGCGGCAACGGTAACGCCGTACAAGAACGTTTTGGGCGACTCTATAGAGGAGCTTATAAAAGCAGGGGACATAAAAACAGCTCTACAGCTTGCCGATATCGACCCTGAAACGATAGCATTTGTAAGCGGCGGAACGTTCACCGACTCTGCCGATGGCCGTACGTACGGGCCCGCCGATTCGGCAAACGTAAGCCGTGAGCTGTCTCTAGCTATCCTCACCAACAAAAACATTTTCATAACCGCGCCTCGTATTTCGTTTAGCACGGCTTTGACGTTCAAAGACGACGACCTGCATTTCGCAGATATGACAGGCACAGCGCTTAAACCGGAGGATGGGGTGTCTAGGACATTCAAATACACCGCGCTTGATGCAACGCAAGCGGCCGCAGCTAAGATACTCGGATTCGCTCTTGCCGCTCAGACAGGTGCTGCAACTATCAACCACACGGCTAGGACAGTAGCTATTACTGTAGCCACTGGCACACCTAAAACAGCTCTTGCACCCCTTGTGGACGTGTCAATGGGTGCGCAATGCACTCCGTTTTCGGGCGTTGCTACTGACTTCACTTCACCGGATGTTTACACGGTCGAGGCTGCAGACGGCACTACGGTGAGCTACACAGTGACCGTAACCGTTGCGCCGTAATGGAGCAGAAACTAGCCCTATTGGCAGCTGATGACTCAGTAGAGCTAAAAGGATTCAAAATCGCAGGGGTTATGCCCCTGCGATTAAAATACATCAATGTACGTACGCACATACGCATGTGCGCGGTAAAAGCCAAAATAAGAGCCGTAAAGCCAGAAGGTGAAGAGCCTGCATACTCAGATTTTGAGAATTTAGAGTTGCAAAAGTCACTCGTGCCGTTATTGGTCGAGTGTATATTGATAGGCCTGCTAAATGATAGACCTATGAGCTGGGCTATACGCCCATTTTTAAAAAGGAAATTATACGGGTGCGGATACATCCATTTAGATACGCTATACAGTCAATTATATGAGCTAAGCTCCCCTTTGCCTTTCTACAGGCTTTGGATGAGAACAGCGGCAGCGGACAACACACTTCTAAAGGTGGACAAACCGTCGAAGGTTTCTTAATGTCATATAAGACCGAAACAGGCGCGTCGGATGCTGAGATTATGCGGACGCCGTGGGCAAAAATAGTACTGCGGGTGCTGGATAAGCCGTACATAGACTACGATAGCAAAAAAGAACCTGAGGCCGCGGAACACAAGACGGCGGCAGATCAGATGCGTGCATTAGACGCGATTTTTAAACAATAAATACACAGCATTATGGCAGGGTTGCATTTCGAGTCAAGCGTGGACAGAGGTTTTGAGCAAGGTATCGACCGCATGATGCGCAAGGTGGATGAGCTCAACGCCAAGACTACAAAAAAAGTGGACGAAACGTCCGCAGCGTTCGACCGGCTGCAGACGATGGCCATGCGGACGTTTTCCACCGTCGCCATGGGCGCGTTTGTCGGCAAAGTTATTGAGGTGCGTTCCGAGATACAAAGTCTCGAGATTGCATTTACATCGATGCTACAGAGCAAGCAAGCGAGCCAGAAGCTTATGGCCGACATTATCCAGACGGCAGCAACAACTCCCTACTCCGTTATCGAGATAGCCAACAATGCAAAAAAACTAATGGCTTTTGGTGAGTCTGCCGAAACCGTTATCTCAGTGACCCGCAGGCTCGGCGACGTAGCGAGCGCAACAGGCTCAGACATCGGAGGCATAGCACTTGCATACGGGCAGGTTATGGCAAAAGGCAGGCTACAGACTCAGGAGCTTAACCAGCTACAGGAGCGTGGTATCCCGATAATGGAGGAGCTTGCCAAAATGTACGGCAAAAATAAAACGCAGATAACTGCGGATATAGAGGCTCAGAAAATAGGCTTTAATGATTTGAAACAAGTCATATTCAACCTGACCGCTGAGGGTGGCAAGTTTTACAACCTTATGGCCGAGAATGCCAAAACATTGCGAGGGCAAGTATCCAACTTAGGGGACAAATTTAATACCATGTTGGATGAAATCGGAGCGGCCAATGACAGTATATTAAGCGGCGGTATAGAAGGTCTCAGCATTTTAGTAAAAAACTGGGAGGTTCTGGCGGATACTATCGGGACTGTCGTGATAGCGTACGGGGCGTATAAGGCTGCCGTTATGGCTTTTGACGCTGTGCAAGGTGCGGGCAAAATTACCGCATTTATAAGTGACCTAAAAGCAGTGTACACTTACACCATGCTTAACGCGAGTGCGCTAGGTACAGCAACAGCGGCACAAGAGGCGTTTAATCTTGCGGGCTGGGCGAATCCTTATGCGCTACTTGTGGGGGGCATCGCGGCCGTAGTGGCAGGCCTTGCACTTTTCGTAGATTGGACGGACGACTCCGAACAGGCACTAATCAATCTACAAACTACTATTTCAGAGACCACAAACAAGCAGAACGCAGGACTCGTAGCATTGAAAGAGACCGTTAACAAAGTAAACGCATCGGACACCGACCGTATAAAGGTTATAGATAAGCTTAACGAGTCCTACGGCAAACAGATAGGCTATACATTCAGCCTCGCAGACGGCAATTTAAAGCTCGTAGAGTCTTTGGATGCGCTCATAGCAAAACAGGGTCTGCAAAACGCGGCAGCCCAAACGTGGAACGAAATAACAGCTAAAACAGCGCGGCTGTCTGATATTAAAGATATGGCATCAGGCAAACGTAAAGAGGACATCGGTTTCTGGTCGCGCGTCGCATCGGGAAATAAAAGCTTCGGCTCTATTGACGGTAAACGCGTATCTGGGACTTTAGCTGCCGAATATGAACAGCTCAATGCTGACATAGCGAAACTTAAAAAGATATATGAAGACACGCAGAACCAGTTATTAACAGGCGAAAAAGGTAGTGGTACGGACGCTGCGAAATCTGGTCGCCTCGCCGATCTCCGAAAAGATATAAAAGAC